GTATGCCCGTACTCATTAATAAAGTCGTTCTTGGCATAGTCATTGATATACATTTGCACTACTACTTTTGCGTAGTCGTGGTCTGTCCACTCGTCGCTCTTGTATAAATCAACGAAACATTTTTCTTTTAAAAGCTTTGCATAAACTTTGCCTCTAAAAGAGTTTGAATCGTCTGTTGCTATTCCGCTATCAAGTTGCCTACAAAGACGAGCAAGCTTTCTATCTACCATTGGTAAATAAATCTTGTCGCCTTTGTCGTCAAGCTCGTTTGAATATTGGAATACAATATTATCTAATCCCATTATTCCTCCTCACTTGTGGCTAATACAACTTCCTCAACTTCAGCAATAACAAATTCAAATTGTTTTTTTTCTGCTTCGGTTCTTTTGTTGTTGTATATTTTTACTTCCCTATTAATCCAATTCTGGATTACTTCGGCGGGATTACTCAAAGTCTGTTCAAGCTCAACTGTATCAATATAGTGAATTTCCGATTGAATCGGGCTATAAGGGTGTTGTTCTTGCCTAGCTTTTGAGTTTTTAAATACGGCATAATTTAATTTTATCATAAATTATTTACCTCATCTTTCTGGTCGTAAAGACCATAAGGCGCTTACGTGAATAAGCGCCCTAGCTCTTTACAAAGCGTTGACTAATCTCTGTGCTTTGAGAGTTAGTGTTTGTCCGTCGTTGATAAAGTTCTTGGCTTGTC